TGGTATTATATGAACTCATTTGACGGTCAAGGAGAATTTCAAGTTGACGATGCCATAAAACAAGACGCTATACTATCAACATCAGCATCCAACAGCGATAATGATTGCGATAGTTGCGTGCTCTAAAAATTATCAATCTAATTAGGATAACTAACATGAGTTTTCAAACTCTAGATACTAATAATCACACTGACAATACCACTGTCACGGCCTTTTTAGATCCAAGTGGTACTACAACTGTTGCTAGATACGATCGTATTAAATATAACGTATTTGATAGATTAACAGAAAATCAGTTATCATTCTTTTGGAGACCTCAAGAAGTAGATATTGCTAGAGACAGCAAGGATTTTCGTGCTCTAACAACACACGAGCAGCATATTTTTACTGCCAATCTCAAACGTCAAATATTGCTAGACAGCGTGCAAGGTCGAGCACCTAACCTTGCCTTCCTTCCTGTGTGCAGTCTACCTGAACTTGAAACTTGGATTCAAACTTGGGCATTTAGCGAAACCATACACAGCAAAAGTTATACACACATTATCCGTAACGTCTATTCTGATCCTAGCAAGATTTTTGATGAAATGCTAGATATTCAAGAAATTGTAGACTGTGCAAATGATATCACAGCAGACTATGATAATCTTATCAGTTACACACAATGGTATCATCTTTTAGGTGTTGGTACACACACTGTAAACGGCGAAACTATTGACATTAACCTACGTGAGCTAAAACGCCGCCTTTGGTTGTGTCTCAATGCTGTGAACTGTTTAGAAGGCATACGTTTCTATGTGAGCTTTGCCTGTTCATGGGCGTTTGCTGAGCTCAAAAAGATGGAAGGCAATGCTAAAATTATCAAATTTATCTGTCGAGATGAAAATCTACATCTTGGATCAACCCAAACATTACTCAAACTTCTACCAAAGGATGATCCGGAATTTGCAGAAATTTCTGCAGAATGTGAACCACGTGTAATGTCAATGTTTACAGCAGCAGTTGAACAAGAAAAGGCTTGGGCAGAATATCTTTTCAAAGATGGTAGCATGATTGGGCTCAACGCTGCTCTACTTAAGGAATATGTTGAATATATTGCTCATACTAGGCTATCATCTATTGGACTTACTAGCCCGTATAAAGTACGAAGCAATCCTCTTCCTTGGACAGTAAAATGGATTTCTGGTAAAGATGTTCAGGTGGCCCCACAAGAAGTTGAAATATCAAGCTATAAAATTGGCGATGCAAAGATGGATGTTAATGAAACAAGCTTCAAAGGTTTATCACTTTAAGTATGCGCATCGCTGTTATAACACCGTACTATAAAGAAACTACCAGTGTGCTGAATAGGTGTCATGAGTCTGTATTATCGCAGACTCATGACACAATTCATATTATGGTGTCTGACGGATCACCACATCCAATGATCGATAAATGGAAAAACACAGAACATCTATTACTGGGAAATTGCCATAATGATGCCGGTGCTACACCAAGAGCCATAGGTGCTTTGTCAGCATTTAGTCGTGGATACGATGCTGTGGCATTTTTAGATGCTGACAATACATATTCTAGTGATCATATCAAAATTATGCACAGTATTATGCAACAAAATCCCTGTGATGTGGTTGCAGCAACTAGAAATATCTGTACAACTGATGGAAAATTTTTATACATTGATAGGATAGAAAGCACTGGTACAGAATTTTGTGATACTAACTGTATGTTTATTTCTAAATCCTGTATCAATTTGTTATCGTGTTGGGTAACAAATCCTAGTATACAGCTATGGAGTGACAGACAATTTTGGAATAGTCTATTACAAAGTAATGCGTCTATTAAACAATCACTAACACCAACTGTTAATTATCATTCAAGATGGGCATGGCATTATCAACATGCAGGGGTTGCACCCCCTGCTGATAGTGTATGGATTGATCAAGATGAGTCAGGTAATTTAATTCATACTGTGCATAAAAATGCAGGTTAAAGAAAGGAACAACATGCAAGCAGAAATATATACAAAATCTAACTGTTCTTATTGCGTTAAAGCAAAGGCATTGTTAAATTCAAAAGGTATTGAATATAAAGAATTTATCATAAGCGCTGGGATAAACGAACACGCACCCACATCAAATCAATTTTATGTAAGTCGAGAGTATTTGTTAGAAAAAGCCCCTGGAGCAAAAACAGTTCCGCAAATATGGTTAGAAGGCAACTATGTTGGCGGATATACAGAGTTAGCAGCATTTTTTGAAGGTAATTGAGCAATAAATATCCAAGAGGTATTTCATGCCATTAAATCCGCCTAGCTATTCTGGACAAGATGTTTGGTATAGTCCAAATGTTTTTATCAATAAAGTACAAACAGCGTTGTGGCAACCTGCTCAACCAATGGACAGTGCTTTGAATTTCTTGCCTGCTATCAACTTGCCTAGCTATAGCTTTTCTGCTGCACAGCAAGCACAGATAGCAGCTAGTGCAGGCACTGGTACTACTATTGATGCCAACGGTAACACCGTAACTCATAGTGAAGGCGATGCAGTAAACCCTGATGCTGCACCTGGACAAGTAGATGGTCCTACAATAACAGCAACAAGTGGAATAGCATTGGCACCTGGTGCTAACCCATATGAAACATTGATTAAAAATCTAACAACCTGTCTCCAAGAATCAAAAGGTGGAGGTTGGGATAACAACGGTAACAATCAAAATCTTAACAAGATGCTAACAGTAACCGGTGTTAGTAAATCTGTTTTAGGTCACCCAACTGCATGGTGTGCAACATGGCTTGGATATTTGTTGTATCTCAGCGGTTTACCTTACCAACAAACAGGAAAGAGTAAGGTTTTCAATCCTGCTGCTTCGGCATATCTTAACTATGGAACCGGTCTCAGTCCTCAGGCTCCAAATACTTGGAGACTAGGAGATGTTGCACTAGTTACTAGACCAGCAGGATCTGGAGTTGGATACCACGTTGCATTTATGTGGGGTATATTCACACCGACTAATGCTCCATTGCTATTAGGTGGTAATCAAGGTCCTCCAAAAGGGTTCAGATACGACAAAGTAGGAGCAGACCCATGGTATCCAAATACTCTTGGTAATGGTCAATTTAGAGTTGCTGCTGTGAGAAGATTTTGGGATATACCAGCAGAACGAGATGTTCAACTAAAAAAATATAGCTCGGCTCCCTAGCATTTGATTGAATATAATCATAAATTCTCCTATTATATACGATAGGAGAATAATATGCTTATACAACCAACCGTAGGTGTTAACGATATTGCATCAATAAAGCTCAGCAACGGTGATGAAATTGTTGCCAAGATAACAGATATTACAGATCAAACCGTAACAGTATATCGTCCATTGTTAATGGTGTTAAGTCAGGATCCGCGTACAGGTCAACCAGGCGTACAAATGGCACCGTTTTGGATTATGGGCGGAGACAAAGATAGTAAATATCCAATCAATCGAGCTCATATTATTTGCATGTTAAAAACCAATAAAGATGCAGCATCTAATTATACTGAAACAACAACTGGATTAAAAGTCCCAGCTAGCGGACTTATTACTTAATTAAACACAATTAAGCTTTAATTATATTGCTTAATAATGTGAAGGAAACAGATCCTTCCATACAGGAGATAAAAATGAACAAGTCATTATTTTCACTCGCAGTAATAGCACTATCTGGATCACTAGTTCTAGCACCTGCTGCTGCAATGGCACAGACTGCACCAGCTGCACCAATAAAGAAGGACGAAAAGAAGCCTGCTGCTGCACCAGTAAAGAAGGACGAAAAGAAGCCTGCTGCTGCACCAGTAAAGAAGGACGAAAAGAAGCCTGCTGCTGCACCAAAGAGCTGATATTTATAGGTATTGTTGACATGTGTTGACAATACCTATAATTGCAATTATAAATAGAACTGATACTGTTGATAGCAATCAAATAAGCTAGGCAGGACCCGGGGGCAGGACCCGGCATCTCCACCAACGGGGATGACACAGGATCGACTGATGGCAGTAAGGGTTGAAGTAGGTATTACGGGCGCAAGCTCCGGTAGAGGTGTAGTCCTTCGGGATCAAGAGATAACTTCAAAGACCCTCTAGAACGCAAGAAACAACACAAACGCAGCAAATGATAATGCTCCGTTTGAGATGGCTCTAGCAGCTTAATCTCATTGGGTATGGGTTCCACCTAGAAACAGAACGGGCCCATTTATCATAAATAAAGCGTACATAAAAAGTACCATTAAAAATAAACGTAAATACACAGTAAACTAATAAAAGACCTCATGTAAAGCTGGTCAATCACCGTTTACGAGCGTTAGAATTGGCTAGGTTGTTTGTCACAAAAAGTCAAAAGTACATTTACAAACAAAAATTATTAATTTAGCTAACGAAGGGTGGAGTAAAATCCACCCTTCATTTTTGACAGTTGATTGACAGCCGTCTAGATTTATGTATGCTGAATCAATAGATTATAAGTAGAGATCAGAATGGCCAAAAAGACAGAAGAAATCATCAAGCTCACAGACACTCAACATCATCGGTTAAGAACTGAGATGTATCTGGGCAGCAGAAATGCTCACACTCAAACAGTTATAAACTGGGACGGAAAGAAACTAGTAGCAGAAGAAGTGTCTTGGACTCCAGCTGCCTATTGTGCTTTTCGTGAAATCTTTGATAATAGTTTGGATGAAGTAATCGGTCATGGTCACGGTAGCAAGATTGATGTTAGCTATGATCCAAAGTCTCTAACATTTTCGGTTAGTGATGATGGTCGAGGAATTCCTATAGATTGGGATCCAAACGAAAATATGCACAAAGCAACTCTTGCACTAACACAGGCAAGAGCTGGCCGTAACTTTGGACAACGTGAAGAAGTTCGTGGTACTAACGGTATTGGTGCTAGCGTAGTTGTAAGCTGTTCAAGTGAATTTCATATTGATATTCGCCGAGATAACAAACGATTTCAGCAGACCTTCCTCGAAGGGTCTGAGCTTATGCCTGATACTGGTGTTAGTGAGCCAAAAATTACCAGTAGTGCTGGAAAGACTGGCACAGAAACAAGGTTTCGTTTAAGCTCATCTGTATTTCCAAAAGCTAAAATACCGTTGTCATTTGTAAAAGCTAGGGTGTTTGAAGTAGCTGCAAACCACCCTAAAATCAAATTTACATTTAATAACGAAAAAATAACTGTCGGCAAAAGCATCGACAAGACTATGTTTAATGGTCTTGATGTGGTAACTGTGCATGTGGCAGAAGACAAATTTACCAGCACATATTATCTACTTCCTGAGTTTGCGCAAGAAGGTGAATACGTACACAGCACCGTGAATGACATACCTGCATTCAACGGAGGACAACACATTGATACATTTAGAAGATTATTCTTTGGAGGCATAATTAAAGGCCTAGAGCGCGAAAGCAAACGACGCGGATTAACACCTAATCGCAGCGATATATCAGAAGGGTTGCTTATCTACAATACAACTTTTATGCATGCACCAAATTTTGATAGTCAAAGTAAGACTCGTCTGATCAATGACGAGGTAGACAAATATCTAAAAAATAGCCTAGAGAACGAAGACACTTTTAAGACTATCATCAAACAACATAAAAGCTGGATTGATGCCATTTATGCTAGGTGTGCAGCTAGAACCCAGAAGAAAGATGACGCCGAAGTAGCCAAAGCAAATCGCAAGCTCATGCGAAACAAGGTTCCTAAATTGCTAGATGCTAACGGTAGAGATCGATCAAAATGCATTCTATTGATATGCGAGGGAGATTCGGCTAAAAGCATGGTTGGTGCTGTTAGAGATCCAGAAATTCATGGTGCACTGCCTTTGCGTGGTAAGATTCTAAATGTTCGAGGAGAAGCACCAAAAACTATTATTGAAAATCAAATCATAGCTGATTTAATGACAGCAGTTGGTGTTGGTTTAGGACAGAAGGCCGATAGAAAAGAAATGCGATATGGTAAAATATACCTAGCAGCTGACCAAGACCCGGATGGTGCAAATATCACAGCACTGTTGGTAAATTTCTTTTATCTACATTGGCCTGAATTGTTTGATTCAAAGTTGCCACCAGTATTTCATGTGTTTCAAACTCCGTTTATTATTCAAGAAAAAGGCAAAAAACGCTACTATTGGTATGCCGATGATTATCAAAATTACAATGCAGACGATTGGCGAGGTGCGCCAAAGCCAACACGAGCTAAAGGACTTGGCAGCCTTGAAGAAGCAGATTGGATACACAGTCTAGCTAACCCTAGGTTGATACCATTAACTGATGACGGTAAACTATCAGAAGCATTAGATCTTATTTTTAATGGTTCTCGTGCTGATGATCGCAAGGCATGGGTTGCATTAAATGGATAATACAGTGTGTGTTTATATTGGCGGTGTACAGGTATCGTCTGGTTCTGAATACACTGAGGCTAATGTGGACTTGTGGCTTAATCAACTTGCAAATGAGACAATGTCATGGTTATCCCTGCATGTACCAACCGCAACAGTGATTACAAAAATTAACCATGATCAACGTACACTGAAAATATATTACGATTGGTGGATAAAATTTCCCAATCAAGAAACAAAAGTGTATTTTTTACTTGCTAACGATATAACATAATTTGGATAAAACAAATGGCATATTCAGATACAACTACATTCATTAAAGAAACCAGCAGAGATTATTCAATCTATGTATGTCAAAGCCGAGGTATACCTTCGGTTAGTGATGGTCTAAAAGATGCACAGCGTAAAGCGTTGTTTGTGATGAAAACACAAAACGAAAAACTAAAAACTATTTCACTTGCAGGTCGTCTGATTTCAGAAAATATCTATCTACATGGAGATGCTGCCGCGTGTGATACAATCAGTTTAATGGCAGCACCTTATTGCAACAATGTTCCATTACTCAGTGGCATTGGTGCATTTGGTACAAGAGTTGGTCCAGATGATTGGGGTGCACCTCGATACACTTATGTAAAGAAGAATAATTACACAGAATCATTAATCTATCAAGATTACGACATAATTCCTCTCAAGGAAAACTATGACGGCTCTGTAATGGAACCCAAACATTTTCTACCGTTGATACCATTGGTATTGTTGAATGGTGTTAGTGGCATTGCGGTTGGGTGGAGCACAGAAATCCTTCCTAGAAAACTATCAGAACTAATAGATGCTACTTTGGCAGCAATTGATGGTAAGAAAAATCTTCCAGAAATGTTGCCATGCTATGAATATCTAGGCTGTACGGTGAACCAGCTGTCAGCCAATGCTTATGAATTTACAGGCAAGGTAACTGTTGATGGTAGCTCTGTAATAGTAAACGAACTACCACCTGACCTTTCTCTTGAAAAGTTCAAAGCTAGACTTAACAAGATGGAAGATGAGGAGCAAATTCAAACTTATATTGATCGTAGTACCAAAGATATTAGGGTAGAGGTTCGATTTAAACGAGGAACTATTAACGGATGGACAGAAGCCAAAGCAATAGAATTTCTCAAGCTGCGTAGCAAAACTACCGAACGTATTGTGGTACTTGACTGGGATGGAAATGCTATTCGACAATATGATAATGCAGAAACTGTAGTTAGAGAATTTGTCGAGTGGCGGCTTGGTTTTTATACCGTTAGATATCAAAAACTAATTAAAGATGCTGAGTATCAGCTAGCTTGGAACAAAGCATTGGCATTATGTTATGAAAAAGGATTACCGTCATTTCTATCAAAAGCCAATAATCGCAGTGAGATCCTAGAAAAGATTACTTCAATTACTGCAAAAATTTCAATTGACTCAAATCAAAAAGATCGTATTGCTGCTCTTCCATCTTACAGATGGGCAAAAGATGCCTACGACGAAGTTATTGCTAAAATAGCAGAGATTGAATCTACTATCTCCGGTTATCAACAGATACTGTCAGATCCGGCAAAAATTAGATCGATATACAAGCAAGAGGTTCAGTTACTGCGAAAGCTGCCATCAGTTGACCGGTAAATATTGCTATGAAAGCAACTGATTTAAAACAACCTCACAAACTAGGTGCTGGGTGTCTACTTGTATGCCAATCGACTGACAAGTTTTTATTGATTAAACGAAGCGAATACGTACCAACTCCAAACACATGGAGCCTGCCTGGGGGACGAGTTGATTATGGAGAAAAACCGCTAATAGCAGCTAAACGTGAAGTATCGGAAGAAACGGGATTTGACATTGGTGATAGAAAAATGCAATTGATATATCATAACGATGTTCATGCACCTAGATTTCGCTATTACACATATGCATGTATGGTAGACGATGAATTTAAACCAACACTTAACTGGGAAAGCACCGATTATATGTGGTGTGATTTAGATACCCTTCCAAATCCCTTACATTGGGGTGTTAGTCAACTAGTATCCCATGATGTAGCCGGGCAAAAACTCAATCGTTTTATAGAATCAGCTAAAAGACGTTGACACTTTTCTTTGTTGTTGTAATATACACAATAAATTAAGCATGGATTGCATAATGGATTTAATTGATTTAAACCAATTTAAACAACTGATTGACGGACACACTGACATCCTACTTGGTATCAGTGGCGGTGTTGATAGTATGGTTCTATTAGAATGGACGGCTAAACACAAATTGCTATTCAAACAAACTTTTAGAGCAATGCATGTGGACCACGGAATCAATGAAGATAGTCATGTATGGGCAGAAACTGTTTCAGCACGCTGCAAAGAACTTGGTATTCATTGCGATGTTGTTAAAGTGAGTCTAGATGGATTGGGTAACAATGTTGAATATGCTGCAAGACAGGCTAGGTATAGAGCTTTCTGTTCTAGCGGTGCAGATGCGTTGGTACTAGCACATCATGCAAACGATCAATGTGAAAGTTTCATGCTTAAGATCTTTCGTGGTAGCGGAGTCAAAGGTCTAAAAGCAATGAGTCAAAAAGCACCATGCTGGTTTGATTCGTCGATTACAACTATCAGACCAATGTTGAACATTACTCGAGGACAGATCGAAGACTGGGCTAGCAGCTATAATGTTGTTAACATTGTTGACCCAAGTAACAAAGACAACAGATATGATCGCAATTACATTCGCAATGAAATTTGGCCTGTAATTCAAGATAGATTTGAAATTGCAGATATCAATATGATTCGCAGTATTGATCATCTAGCAGAAGCATGGCAGCTAACAACAGAATTAGCTGACATTGATCTAGAATCAATCACAATGTCAGATGGATCTTTAGATTGGATTAAGATGAAATCAATTGGATATCTACGTATTAAGAATGTAATTATGCGTATTTTAGATAAAAACAATATCTACGGATTTAGTATCAATCATATTGAACAATTTTCAAAAGGCTTGTTAGACGCCGATATGGACAGTCGAAACGAATTGAATCTTCGAGGATTTAGTATGAATAAGCTAGGCAAGCGCATTCGGTTTTCATGGACAGAAAAACGAGCTGCTTAAAAATCTAGACTGTGATGCTGTGCTGGTGTAAAATATCAGTATGGCATCACCTTCAACACTGGTAGTAATACCTACAACTGGATCTAGTACACTCGCACAGGCAATAGAAAGTGTACTGAAACAAGATTACCAAAATACAGATCTTTGGGTAATAATTGATGGTCCCAAATTTAGGGATCAAGCAATATCTATTCTTGACAGGTATCCTAGCATAAAACATATGTGCCTACCTGCCAATACTGGCGCAAATGGATGGTATGGACACAGGATATATGCTGCTGTCAGCTATCTATTTGATCACGATTATGTCCTTTATCTTGATCAAGATAATTGGTTTGATCCCGTTCATGTGGGTACGATGGTAGAAGCGTGTCAAAAAAATAATTGGCATTGGTGTCACAGTCTTCGTCGTATACACGATGTTATGGGCAATTATATCTGTGACGACGATTGTGAAAGTTTAGGTCGTTACCCTATATTTCTCAGTGATCAGCATTTTCTTGTAGACACATCTACCTATTGTATACGCCGAGAAGTGATGATATCTATGTCGCCTGCATGGTATAGTGGTTGGGGAGGTGATAGACGATTTTATGCTGCAATTTCTCAGCATGTACCAAATTTTGGTTGTACAGGCAAACCAACTGTAAGCTACCGACTAGATGGAAACCCTGGATCTGTAAACGCTGATTTTTTTATACAGGGTAACACTGTAATGAAACAACGATATCCAATGGGGTTTCCGTGGCGAACTCGTCAACTATAAACAATAATGGTCTACAGGTTTATGTAGATAAAAATACGTATCCTGCATATCAAAGAAAAACCGTATCCGGATGGTATCAAGCATCTGCAAATAGGAAAGGTGTAGCAAGTGAATTTAGACAAGAATCCGCTGAATTCAAAGAATGGAAAACAAGATGTTACGGTCAAGTAATAATTCAACCAGAAGAGTTAGAGACTGGTAGTTT